TGGCATATCAACAGTTTTACAACAGACAACAGTTGGCCTGATTACAAAGTACAAAATACCGTTTGGGATTGTGAAGGTAGTGATTGGATTACAGAAGATTCTGATAACATGTTTTATGATATAGAAGATAAAAAGGAGTAAGATATGATAGACAGATTTACACATTTATTTAAAAATAGAAATAAAGGAAACAATGGTAGAAAATAATTCTTCAACAGGAACAGAAGTAACTAAAGGTACAACAAGTGATAAGAACTCTGCGTCAGCAGAGGTAAGTGCAGGAGCAAGTGCTGAAGCATCTTCTAAAAGAGGACTAGGTAATGGCACAACAGGAGAGGCATCCGCAAGTACAAGTGTATCTGCTACCGCAGGTGCAAGTGCAGAAGCAAAAAATGGTAATGCAAAATTTGAAGCAACTACAAGAGTAGAAGCTGGTGCTGAAGCAAAAGCTGGAACTTCTACTAAACTTATAGGTGATACAACAGCAGATGTAGAGGTACATGCATCAGCAAAAACTTATTCCGAAGTAGGTGTATCAGGACAAATTGGTAAAGATGGTGTTGCAGGTTCTGCAGGTGCTATCGCTGGTTCAAAGGTAGGTGTTGGTACATCTGCTACAGTAGGTAATGACAGAAACAATGCTAAGATGGGTGCTGAAGTTTCAGTTGGTCCACAAATTGGTGCTGCCGTTGGCGGTGGTGCTACTATGGATGATGGTAAATTAACAGTAGGTGCTGATGTTAAACTGGCATTAGGTGTAGGTGTTACTTTACAACCAAGTGTAACGGTTGATTTAAAACCAGTACAAAAACATGTTGTTGCTCCAGTAACAAATGCAGCAAAGGCAACTGGTAATGCAGTTAAAAAGGGTGCGAAGAAATTAAAATTTTGGTAAGGAGAATATATGAAAATAAACGATAAGACAAATATTGCTTTACCTATTAGAAATTTATTAGCTATTGTTGGTGCAGTAGCAATAGGAGTATGGGCTTATTTTGGTGTTATTGAAAGACTTAATCAATTAGAAACTAAAAATAAATTATTTGAAAAAGATTTATTAGAAGCTAGTGTTCAAAAACCAATAGACCAAGAGCAGTTTATGTTGATTGAATATATTACAAAACAATTAGAAAAACATGCAAAGATGTTAGAGGATAATATTCATACAGGTGTAATGTTAAGAACATTTGAAAAAGAAATAGAAAAGCTAAAGAAAGACGTAGAGAAATTAAAAGACTCAACAAGAGATATTAAATTTTCTAATGGAAACGGTAAACATTAATGATAGAAATGGTTGTAGCTTTATGTTTGTTTTTAAATGATAAGATGATAGAACACTCACATAAAGAATCCTTATCTGAATGTTTAGAAACTAAAAGAAAAATAGAACGACATAATGATAGTGGTACTTCATATGTTAAATGTGCTGTTGTTAAAGCAAAAGTATATGTTGACCAACATGGAATTAAACGAATAGAAAAAATTCACTAATGGCTTTTGGTAATGACCCCTTTGGGAATAATAATAAATATAGAAATAAAAGATTAACACCATTACAATTTTTTATTTTATTTTTAGTATTATGGTATTTATTTTCACATCACTTTTTTTAAATTATGAAACATTGTATATATAAATTATGGAAAGGGTTTTGTTGTTTATTAAACTCATGCAGATGTAATAAACCTTGTACATGTGGTAAGGGTAAAAACATTTGCGAATGTCCCGCCACAAAAAAAGAAATACAGAATAAGAATAGTTAGGAAAAAGATATTAAGAATATACAAATATGATGATTAAAATTATATTAACATTGAGTATAATATTAATTATATCTTGTGTAAAACAAAGTGAAACTAATATACCAACTATACCAACAATAACAATCAAAAAACAATTTTAAATAAAAAGGAAATACTATGTTAATATTTGGATATAACCCAAAAGAAGTTATTAAAAAATATAATGAAAATAATAAAGTATATAAAATAGGTGCATTTATTATTTATTCAATAATATTATATATACTGTAAATGGCAAAGAAAGCAAAAGGCTTTGGTGTTAATACATTTGTTAAAGCTAAAAGAAAAAAAAGACCAGGAAGACATTCTAAAAAACATAAGAAAACTTATAGAGGACAAGGAAAACCATGACAAAAATATTTAAACATATATTATTATGTATCAATCATTATACAGGTAAACTTAATGTATGGTCATGGAAAAAATTATGGAGTAATAGAAAGAATGGATTCGGTTATAAATGAAATTTATTTTATTTATAGGTATATGTTCTTTTTCAACAGGAGAATGTATGCCTCCAATTAAATATATAGAATATTTTGATGATTGGAAATCCTGTGCAATTAAAGGATTGGAAGTAGGAAAAGAAGCATTGGAAAAAATAGAAACAGATAAAGTTAATAAATATAATTTATCAATTCAATATTCATGTGAACTTATGCTTGGAAGTTAAGATAATTTTTTAGCTATATTTTCTAAATAAGTATTTAATTCTTGAAATCTAAAATCACATTCTCTAAGCATTGCATTAATTAATCCTGAATTTTCTTTTTTAAAATGTAAAAATATTTTATCTCTAGGATACATTGATTGCTCAAGAATAAATTTTCCTTGATTATTTATTATCAATTTAAACACAGCTAAATCAGCTTCTGTCTTTTTAACTCTTGGTTGTATCTTAATCTTTTTTAATTTCATTAAGTTTATTCTGTATATCAGCCTGTTCAACAATCACATTAGACTGACCATTATCATCTATTAAACTATCTATACTAGATGTGTAAATTTCATTTAGCTTTTCATTGTTTTTTGTAATTTTCTTTTTAAGATGTTCTTTTAAAGCTTCTATTTTAACATAAAGAATTTTATCTATCGTAGGATTAATACCATACATTGGTAAATCATTTAAAGAAGATATGATTCTTCTAAAACCTCTTGCTCTTTTTTCTAATTGAGTTATTGTTTGTTCACTAATCATGTTCTTTTCTCCATTCATCTCTTTTTATTTCATCAATTTCTAATTCACAATAATGTATTATTTTTTTTAAGTCTTCTATACCATTTTTATTTTTATATCTAACTACATATTTAATAACATTACCTTGAAAGAAGGATAAATTATTTTCTCTTATAAACTTATAAGGTTGTATTTTCATTTTATAATGACTTCCACCTTCTTGCTTTTCACTAGCAGGTAGTATTGCTTCAAATAAAGATTTGTTAGTCATTAAATTTTATTCCTTCTTCTTCTATTCTTTTTAATTGTTTTGCTGTTGGTTGCAACATATCATTTAATTGTTCATATGTCAACTCAGAGTTGTGTTTTAATTTTTTAATTATCCACTTAAAAGACCAAGGTTGTAGTTTCATAGTTGAGCCTTGATAATAATGTGTCTTGTTAGGAAGAAAAGATAATACATTTTTAAATGTAATTTTTTCTCCTTCTTCTTTAGACAATAAAGAACGTAACCATTCAACAAGAATATGTTTAGCTTTATATCTAATCACTTTCATTTTCTTACTGTTCATTAGTTTCCTCTTTCTTTCCATGCATAACTTCATATTCTGCATTACATCTTGTGCAACTATAATTACTCATGAATAAAAATTCTGAATCAGGATATACATCCTCTGCATCAAAATCATTTCCCCAATTAACTTTGGAATTACAAATAAAACATTTCATTATGTAGTACCTATTTTGTATTTATCTTCATGTAATAATTTAAAATTATTTTCTCTATCAAAGTATTTATAATCAACAGCTAATGGTTCAAATATACTTAATGAATTAAGTATTACTAAAGGATTAAAATCTTTACAAGAATAAACATCTAATTGAATTAATGATGGTGTTACTGCATCCCATGTATGTATAACAACATGAGAAGTTTCTATGATAGCCATTCCAGTTACTCCTTCATTGCCTTTCATATCAACTCTTTTTGCATAAGGACCATCTAATATTTTCATATCAATGTCTTTAATTAATTGAGTTAACCAATTAACTACTTCATTTGTAGTAGTTGGTGGTTTATTTACATCTGCTCGTATAAGTATGTGTTTATGTTTTAGTATATCCATTATATTATTTATTAAAGTTAGCTGTTATCTCTTCAACATTAGGTTCTTTTTCTACATGAGTTAAATAAGTATCTTTGTTTGCATATTTAAATACTCGTAAACCTTTACCATTGTTTGCATCAGCATGGCATTCCCATTTATGTGGACAATACTGACATCCTACAGCAAGTTGTTTGTTTCCGTTCTTCTCTGTTTTATCCTCATAACATTTTTGTTCAGGAGGATTTTTCATTTCCATGGTTTCTTTTAATGTTTTAATTAAATTTTTAACATTAGGTTTAGCCATGTCATCAGGTTTATAGAAACACATATCACCAGTTGATTTATCAACAACAAGAAAGCCACCTGCTTTCGTGCCGTTAGCTGTTTCATAGCCTGCTAACTGTGCATGATAACCAAATGGGTCATCATTTACAATCTCACCTGATTGAAATTTTTTAAAACTAAATGAGGATGCTGACTTAACATCACATATCTCACCATCTATTTTACTATCTATATGTCCTGTAATACCATCAATCTCAATCTTCTTTTGTTGGTCTTCTATTTTATGTCCTGCTAATTCAGCAAGATATAAAACAAGATGTTCAATGATATGTCCATATAAAAATTTTAAATTTAATTCTCCGTTAGCTTCGTTTCTTTCTTTAGGACTATGTTTATCATACCATAATTGTCTAGGTGGTTTACCTATTACAGACATTCTAAGATTATTTTTATTATCTGTTTTATCAGGAGGTTTATTCCAAGCTAGAATAGCCTCTTTAATATTGTGAAGAAATATATTCATATTCTCTTCAGTAATGTTGGCAGGTTTACCATTAGATATATCAGCTATCAATTGTTTGATATCGGTAGCTAATGTATCAATGCGTTTCTGACCAGTTGTTTCCAATTTTATATTCGCCATCTAAAGGACACCTCACTTTTAATAATTTACCTGCATCTATAATTGCTTGTACTGCTAATTTTCCAAACTCATTGGCTCTAGTTTCTTCCACTTCGTATTGAAATTCATCATGTACATTTACAACTGGAAATGCTTTGATTTGTTTCACATTAACATATTCATCTAGTAATGTCAACGCTTTCTTCATAACTATTGCACCTGCTCCTTGCAACAAAGTATTTAATGCGGCATGAGGATGTCTAATAATTATTTTTCTTCCGTCAAGTCCTTTGACGTATCGTCTTTCAGCCACTCGTTCCACTTTTTCTCGTAGGCTTCTAAGACTTGGTGTTGCTCTAAGAAATTTTTCTTTAGTTCTTTCGCCATCTCTTTGCGTACCTCCGATGATACTTCCGATTTTGGCTGAACCTGCTCCATAGATAAATGCGTAGATAAAAGTCTTCGCCTTATCTCTTGATTCCAAACCAGCAGCAATTTGATTTGCTGTGTGTATATCTCCATTAACGACTTCATGTATGTACCTTTCATCATTCATGTAGTGTGCTAACATCCTCAACTCAAGTCCTGAAGCATCAACACCTACTAGTTTATATCCTTTATTTACTATCCATAATGCCCTACACTCTTTACCATATGGTGAGTACACAGCAGGAATTTGAGCCATGTTGGGCGACTGATGACTCATTCTTCCTGTAATTGTACCATTGGTTATTACTCTGCCATGTACTCTACCATCTTCTCTTACCGCTTCAATCCAAGAACTTACTTGAGCAATTCTTTTCTGTAGCATAAGAAACCTGTTAATTAATTTAGCTTCAGGTATATCATGTATCTCACTTAATACCTTTTCATCCACAATCACCTGACCCTTTTCTGTTTTCTTCTTAGGTTTCCACCCAAGCATAATAAGTCGTTCAGCTATTTGTTGTCTTGAACCTAAATTAAATTCTTTAAAACTTACCTTTGTAAAGGGAACACCTTTCACATAACCTCTTGCTTTGTTATTAGATTTAGGAATAAACTCTTCTTCTATTTTTAATGGAGGAAAACTTTTTCTAACTTCAGTAGTTAACCTATTCATCTCTTCTTGAAATAAAGATTGTAATCCATAAGCTTCAACAATATCAAGTTTGAAACCTAACTCATGTTGCTTTTGAATAATAGTTGCAGTCTTATGTTCTAACTCAATAGAGTCACCAAAGTCTTTCATCTTTCTACTAAGAAAATTATAAAGCTTTTCTGTTAATGCAACATCATTTCTACAATAAGTTAACATCTCCTCTGTTAAAAAATCAAACTGGTCATATTCTATTTTCTTAAATCCTAATTTAACACCCCAGTTTTTAAGTGAATGTCCACCCTCTAAAATAGGATTGAATAATCTTGATAAGATTAATGTGTCTGTTATCTTACAATTCTTAAAGATATCATGACCAAAGAATTTATTTATAACAGGCACATCAAATCCAATAATGTTATGTCCGATAAACTCTTCTGTCTGTTTAGCAAACTCTTCAAAACGATGAAGATTTTTACCGTCTTTAAATTGATAGTAATGCTCTCCATGCTTACAAACTATGCACCATATTTTATCTGCAGTCATAGTTGTTTCAATGTCAAATATTACTTTTTTAAACTTCATCTATTTTAACCTCACTAAGTCTTCCAGTATCTCCATCATATAATAAATCACAACAAGGACCAGTTGTACCTGAAAATCTATTCTTTAAAACTCTAACCCTTGTAGTGTTTCTAATAACAGGGTCATCATTTTGAGCATCACGTTCCAATCCTATAACCATGTCACTTAGTTGACCTATACTTGCCGAACCTCTAAGTTGAGATAGTGATGTTGCCGCACCCTCTTCATGTCCCTTACCATCAGGTCTTCTAAGATGTGATACAACTATCATAGATACTCCTGTTTCTTGAACAAGTGTTCTAAGCCTAGTCATAATCTCATCTAAGGCTCTTCGTTCATCACCATTAGATTGGTCTGATACAATGATACTAACGTGGTCAATCACAACATACTTACAATCTAAACCTTTAGCTAAGTACCTAACTCTAGAAACAATATTATCAATTGAGTTAGAACCAAAGTGGTCAAACATAAATACTCTACCTGTACCTACAGTTGCATCAAAGTAATTTTTTAATTCTTCTTTACTAACATGAACATCAGGTAAATGTAATCTTTGATTAGCTTCAACACTCATCAAACCTTTAGAAGTAATAACTGGTGTTTCTTCTAACATAAGCAAACCAATATTATCTTCAGTAGTTTTAATCATATGATGAACAATCTCTCTCATGACTTGAGTTTTACCTAAGCCTGAACCTGCAGTAAAGGTAACTAATTCAGACGGTCTAATACCATAAGTAATTTTATTTAAACCCTCAAAAGGATATTGAACAAAGGCTCTTGCAATTGGTTTTGCAATCTCTTCAAATAAAACATTAGCATTAATGATACCATCAGGTGCATATAACTTAGCATCCCAAAAAGCTTTAGTATAAACTTGAATATTATTTTTACTTAAACAATCAGAAGCATCTTTAAATCCTTCAGGTAAATTCATTATCTTACATTTACCTGGACTAAATAGTTCTGCTACCTTTAATGCTCCCTCTGTTCCATGTTTATCATTATCAAAATTAATAATGATGTTATCAAAGTTAGTTTCTAACCATTCTAAACTTCCCTTAATATCTTTAACTGCTGAAGTAATACCATTCTTAATACTTACAACTGGTGTTTCATACTTAGCAGTCTTAAACATTTGATAAGCTGATAAGCAATCTAACTCACCCTCTGTTATAATTATATATTTATTTTTTTGGAAAAGATGTTCACCAAATAAACCTGACATTTTAGTATTACCTTGAATACTAAATTCTTTTAGCTTAGTGAATCTTGTTTTGGTGGCTATCTTTGCACCTTGTTTATCGTGGTAGGGATAGTAGTGATGAGTTATAACTCCCATACTATCTACTTTAACTGTAACACCGTATCTCTTACAGCTTTCCTCTTTAATATTTCTATCTACAATTTCTGCATAAATAGATTCTTTTAAAAAATCTTTTGTTTGATTTTCAATTGTACCATTAGTTGAACCCTCTGTAATTTCCATATCATAATCCTTTATGTATTGTTGACATGAAAAACAATAAGCTGAACCATCTTTGTTTACAGATAGTGCGTCACTACTTGAACAAAGTGGACAGGGTAAATGATACTTTACAAAGCCATTATTATTTTCTTCCATTGTCGCCCTTTATATTTAATTGATTTCATAAAAAAGGAGAGCCAGTTTGAGCCGACTCTCCTTGGAGATAAGTATAATGAAACTGACATTATAACTTATGGTTATTCGCAGGTGTTAGAAATCTTCTTTAATATTGTCATCAACATTTCCTTCTGCTGATTCCAAAACTTCAAAGTCTTCCTTAGGAGTGTACTCAACTAACTCCTTTACCTGTACTGCTTGTAAGTCTAAACCTTTGCCAGTCTTACCTTTGTAATTCCAGTCATAAGATTTATACATAACAATTACTTTACTTCCGTTTCCTACAATTTTATCTAATGGTTTCTTTGCACCATCCACTAACATCGGTGGTTGGTTTTTATCTCCATTAGCTTTGAAAACTTTTCGTTTAAACTTGATAATGTTTTTAATAACATTACCATCTATATTGGTTTCACTTAATTTAAAACCTTCCTTAGCAAACTCTTTAGCTGTAGCATCATCTACTGCTAAATCTAATCGCCACATTGGTTCAAACTTTTCATTAGGTCTTGTTAGTGAAGCCCAGTATGCTGTACCTTCTACTTGTGCCATATTATTTATACCTCTATTATTTTTATTAATTGTAAAAGTATTAACATAATTTTTAATTGCTGTCAACACTTTCATTTTCTTTTTTTATTTTAACACCTTTAAGCTTATCCTCTAGTTCAGCTATCTTTTTACCCATAGCTTTAACATCATCGGTAGCTTGTTCTAGTTGTGTTAGAATCTGTTTAATCTTTGAATCTTTATCTGAAGCTAACTTTATAGCATCATTTTTTTCTTTAGTCATGTCTGCTATCGTTGACTTTAATTCTCTTATTAAATCTTTTTGTGCCATACATTATATATCATAACAACTACTATTAAATAATTCTTTAATTGGAATTACTACACACTTACTTGCTTTATAATCTCCTATGTTTTTTGTGTGTGTTGCTTTATATTTTTTTACTATTTTTTTTAACTTACTTACTCTAAATACTAACATACAATATTCTTGTTTTTCTAATTCAAGAATGTGAAACCACCACTTAGCTTCTGTCTTATCTATACCTGATGGCTTACCTCTATATTCATATTCAATTGCTATATTACCTGTCTTTCTCCACCAACTCCTTTCTGTTTTTATTTCTATTTGTTCTTTCCCTAGTAACTCGGCTACTCTTTTCTCTCTTACTTTGCCATACTTTAAGTCTATATCAAACTTATCATTTTTATTTAGCTTCACTATTGCTCCTCCGTAAAAGTACATAAGTATTCTAATAAAAATTTATGTAAGTTTTTTTTATCAAATAATTTTTTATTATTACTTTCTACAATCTTATCATACATCTTTAATAAGAAGTAAGGTTGTAGATTAGCATAGTCACATACTTGGTTAAAATCAGAATTATTTTTATTGAACCATGCCTTTGCATCTTCAACTATTTTTTTTCTAGATGAACCACCAGCATGTATATCCATGCCTAGGGAATCTAAAATAGTTCTTACAATAACAGACCTCCATAAAATTAATTCACTTGTTAATAAAAAATTTCTTAGTTTAAAAGAATTATCATTATCATAAATAGATTGATTTGTTTTCATATTATAAATCTTTTTTTATTTCATCACTAGAAATAGTTTTATTTTTTTTATTGTTTGCTTTCTTTATTTTTTCTTTGTATTCTTTCTCGGTTATCTCTTCAATTGTACTTCGTAATAATTTAACATCTCGTTTAGAGATATAAGAATTGGGAGTAAATTGTACTTTCTTTTGTAGTTTACTTTCATCTGTTATATTATCAAAGCAATCATCAATTGTCATGTCTAAGTTAATATATGTTTTCTTTAAATAAAATTTACTCATTGTTTATTATCCTTGTTTAATAAAATATCTACCTTTAATTACAAAAGGTTTGGTTTTATATTTTGTATCTATCTCTAATATTCTTAGAGAAAAATATTTCTTTATTAATCTATGTATAACACCTGCATTAGTAGTTGGAAATTTATTTCTTAACTCTTTAATTAAATTTCTTTTTTTATATTGTTTGGTTTCTATTAGGTTAAATAGAGTGTCAGCTATTTCAGATTTATTATGTTCTTTATTCTTATCTCTCTTTTCATAAGAAGATATATCTACTTTATATTTAGAAAGTAATTTGTTAAAATGATTTTCACTTTCCCAACAACAACATAGATAAGGGAAACTTAAATTAGCTAACAGCATTCCTAAATTTGTAGCTTCATTACTATCATATTTAGATAGTTTTGTAAACACTTCAGAATCTAAAGGTATGTCTTTATATTTTTTATCTTTATCAAACATTATAAGTTATACTCCTTTATTATTTCTATTGCTCTTGCTTTATTTTCATATCTTTTTATAAACCCTTTCCATTCTATATATCCTAGCATAGTATGAATAACACTTTTAGATTTAACATTCATAAATGCTTTCATCTCTTCAAAGCTAGGCATGATATGATGTTCTTTAGAATAAGATTTTAAAAAGTTATATAATTGTAATTGTCTTTTTGTTAACATAATTAATTTATTATAACATAATAATGTGGTAAAATTAAGGCAATAATTAATTAATAAAATCAATTATTTATTCATTGTTATGCTTTACTCCTCTTGTTCTTAACAATCTTTCGTACTTAACTTCAGCTTTAAGATATTCAAT